CGTAACCCGTCTCTTACCACCTCTAGGCTTACGTTTTTGTTGGAAATACTTTCTTCCGATATATTGTTTACCCGACTTGATATTAGTAATGCAGTAGACGAAACCGAAGAAATCGCCAATATCATCAGTAGTGAAAGCTGTACCTTTGTAGTACCAGGGATTTTCATAATCTCCTTCCATTTCATAATCTTTATTCATCTCATACTTATATATGATAAATAGCTAAGATGGATATGCACTAAAAAATGGCAGTTGTATATGTAAATAATCTTACAATTAATAGTGGTGAAGATTTTGATCAAGATTTTGACCTGATTGAAACTGGTGGAAATACTATAAACCTAACCAACTATTTCGCCAAAGCACAAATAAGAAAGCATCCAGATAGTTCAACTGCAATCAATTTTACAGTTGGGTTTCCTAATAGAGCATTTGGTAAAATAAATTTATCAATTCCAAGTTGGATTACATCAAATTTAAAACAAGGTCGTTACGTTTATGATGTGATGGTAACTAAACCTGGTGGAAACAAAGAAATTGTTTTAGAAGGTAGTGTATTAGTAAGAGCAGGTATCTCAACTGGATGTTCATTCTCATTACCTAATAGTGCTCAAAGACTCTGTATTGCTGTCATCCCAGATTCTAATGTTGGAATTACTACAATGTCAGATAAATGGTATACCTTTAGAGGAACATATCCAAATCGATTATTCTATCTCTTACAACCCACATCATCTGGTTTTGGTAACGTAGTAGCAAATACAAATTATGATACCCTAAGTGCTCCTGACAATTTTATATCAGAGACTACTGTAAATACTTCTCCTCTAATTTAACATGGCAACAGAAATAACACAATCTTCAATAGTAGTTAATGAAAGAGGTACAGTCAGTTTTACAGTAACTACTGACTCAATCGGTATTGGTTCATCTGGTACATTATATTACTCAACAAAACAGGTAACTGGTACTGTTGGTGCTGGAGAATTTACTGATAACACCTTAACTGGTTCTGTTGGTATCAATACTAGTGGTGTTGGTTCTATCTCCCGAACTATTGTAGGTGATAGATCCACAGAAGGAACTGAAGCATTTCAAATTGAAATAAGAAGTGGATCTAGCACAGGAACAATATTAGCAACATCAGGTAAAGTAGAAATATATGATACTTCTGAAAATGCAGGTCAAACTGCTAGTGGAAAAACATTTGGACCTGTTCAGGTAAACATAGATAATGGAAATACTGCAAACACTTCTGACTGGTATACTATATGCGATATAGATAGTTTACCTAATGGATCTAAGATTGCTCTATTCGTTGATGGTGGAACTTCATCTATTCAAGCATCTTACGATGCGTTTATTGAAAAATTAACCGCAAAAAATATAACAGTTATTACTGTTACAAACAATCAAGAAGATTGGATTCAACCATTCCTAACAGCACTGGATTAATAAAATGCAATCAGTTTTTACAACAAACATAACAATATATACTGGAACAGATTTTGCACAAACTTTTGTACTAGAAGATACTCAGGCAAATACCTTAATGAATCTAGCAAACTATAGTGGTTGTGCTCAACTAAAAAGATATGAATCTTCTACAAAGACAGCAGATTTCTTAATTCAATTTGCTAGTGATCCAGCAACAGGAAGAGTTGGTATAGAAATGTTGAAATCAGTAACATCTACTCTAAAACCAGGCAAATATTTTTGGGATTTATTATTAAACAGTCCAACTGGAACCACAACAAGAGTTGTGGAAGGTGTGGCTTTAGTTAAGAAATCAGTTACCAGATAATCTTTTTCTCATAGATTCTATTTCTTTTTCCATCCCTTTACCATCTTTTTTAAGGGCTGCCTCACGTTTTTGCTGTGCCTTTAATTGATTTCTTATAGCACGAGAATTTGCTCTACTCTGCTTAATATTAACAGATTGCATATAAAGATCACCTGCCTTCCACTTATGTGGTTCAGGTTTTGGATTGCTAGGATCTAAAGTTACTTGGTGTTTTTGATATAAAGTACCCATCTCCTTTTCAGTTTTCCTAAACATGGGAGTTGGTTTCCTACCAGTTCCTTCATAATCAGTTATCTTATCTGATTGTCCAGATCTTCTTAATGCTTTATTACCTTTTCCTCTACTACCAACAACAGGACCTAAAGGACCTTTATCACCCTTACCACCTAGTTTAGGTTTATATTCAGCACCTTTAAGATTGCCTTGGAATTGAAGATCCTTTGTTGCAGTATCAACTCTACTAGCAGTACTACTACCTAAAGGTTTTACAGTTGAAGTAAATCCACTATTCTTTGGATTAGATACTTGAGATTTTGCTAAGAGATTCTTTGCAGTCTCTTTTGTTTGCTCACTTCCACTACCAATTTTCTTTAATAAAGTTTTCTCAAACTTAGGTTTAGATAAATTCTTTATTGTAGACTTAAACTTAGGAAGATACTTGGGAAGTTTACGCAACCCAACACTTCCTAGTTTAACTAGAGCTTTACCAATGCTCTCATTAAATTGTAGGTAAGTCTTCACTTCTTTTTCTTCTTAGAAGGAGCAATAGCACCTTTACCATACTTAGCTACAATATTTGCCTTTGCAACGTCAAGTGGGGATTTACCCTTCCCGTGCTTCTTCTCAGTTTCTTTCTGAAGATTGGTTTTTCCTTTTGGTTTCTTAGAATCAGAACTACCACCTGAACCAGCCTTTCTATCTGATCCATCATGTCCTATACCATATTTCTCAAGGCGTTCATCTTTCATACGATCTGCTTCTTCTTCAGTAAGCATTTCAAAGTCTCTTACAATACCTTGAATGGTTGTAGCATCCATTTCCATCATAATGTATAGTGCTTCATCCATAGAATCAACTTGTTCTGATTCTACAAGATATCCTAAAACAATATCAAAAGGATCATAATGATCTCTTAGACCTGCTGCTTTCTGTGCGGTAATTGAATTTGGATATTTTTTAATAAATTTCGCTTTCTCAGCACCACGATCAGCACCTGGCAACTGGGAATTTGCTTGCATCTTCTTAAAGTCAACTTGCTTTGCCTTTAATTTATCAATTGCAGCATCACCAAATCTTGCCCTATTTTGTCTTTCAAGATTACTCATCTTGACAGGTTTAGGATCTACTTTAGGAGTTTCTTTTGCTATTCTTTCTGCTGCCTTCTCTGCGTATTTTGCCTTTCCTTCTGCAGATTTATCAATAGTTAAATCTTTATTAATCGGTGCTTTTTTATCAGCAACATACTTATCTACTTGCTTATCAATTTTTTCATTCTCTAAATCCTTTTCAGATTTAGTATAACCAGTAGTTCTACCTCTACGATTTATGATAGGATCTCTTTCTGTAGAGAGTTCCTTTCTTGTTGTACCACGAATGGTATCTGTAGTTGGAAACTCCTTACCTTGTGAATCTTTAAATGTTCCAGGTTTAGCTTTAGTTTCAGTATCAGTATTAGTATCTTTATTATTACCACGATTACTAGTAGCAACAGAAGTACCAACTAATGTACTAGTACCAACAACAGCACTTGCTTTTGGATTCTTCTTTACAACTTCTACACCTTTCTTTACGACTTCCTTACCCTTATCTAAAGCAGAACTTTTACTTCCCAAGTTAAGATTTAACTGTTGTGGTTTTTTTCTAATAAATCTACTACCAAACTTCCTTAATAACTCTATACCCTTAGCAACTTTATTTTCATCCAACTGCATTATTTTTTCTTGTAATGCAAATTCATCAGCAGTTTCCATAAAAGAATGGATAGCATTCTCACTATACCCTTCAGATATTAATTTCTCTACTATAAGATTAGAAAGATCTTCTATATCACTTTCCTTACCATCCACATTCTCATAAAGATATTGTATATCTTCAATTTTCTTGTAAGACATTTCTACAAATACTACTATCAGTAATATTTATATTTTATTTCTTTGGACCACTTTCAATTGCAATACCACTACTCCAAGTATATCCTTTTTTCTTACCTGTACCACCAGGTATAGCACCACCTACCTTTTTATCCTTTTTCTTTACTTTAAATAATTTATCATATGTTTTAGTAGCAACATTAGATGCAGTATTACCACCAGCAAGACCACCAACAATTCTTGCACCTGGGACTGGAATAGGAGCAGCTATAGCAGCACCAGCAGTCGCACCACCATAATATGCACCAGTAGTAACAGCAGATTTAACAAGCGATCCTGCTACACTTCTACCTTGTGCTCTTGCGGCATTATAATTATCAATCGCATTCCATGCAACAAATCCTGTTCCTAATGCCTTACCACCTAGATTTTTTATAGCAGATGCTGGTTTTGTTTTTTTAGCAGTCTTAATAAATTCAGAATAAGGTTTACCACCTTTTGCTCCCATCTGAATTGTTGATGTTTTAGGTGTAGGTGTACTTGTACTAGTATTAGATCTAACACCATCTTTTACTTTTTCCCAATCAGGTATAACTGTTCTAGTACCAGTAACTGTACCTGTCTTAGTAGCAGTTGTGGATGTTTTAGGTGTAGGTGTAGGTGTAGGTGTTGATGTTTTAGGTGTAGGTGTAGGTGTTGATGTTTTAGGTGTAGGTGTAGGTGTTGATGTTTTAGGTGTAGATGTTTTAGGTGTAGATGTAGGTAAACCTTTTGATATAATTCTACCTTGTTTTGTTGCAGTATTAATCTGTTTATTTGTTCTTGGTATAGTAAGTCTTCCACCCTTCTGATTAATGGTCTTTGATTTTTTTATATCAGAGTTAATCTTCTTAAGTTCATCAGCACTTGCTAATTTTGCTCTCTTACCAGCATAATCACTAGTATTAATCTTATTTGCAATATCCTTATATGCTTTACTACTACTATCACTAGCAATTTCCTTAGCCTTTGTTACTGCTTTCTTTCCAGCATCACCTTTAGTACTCAAACCTTTAGTTTGTTGGTTTATAGCAAAATTCTCAACACCCTTCTTTGTTGCCTTACCTGTTTTGGGGTTTATACGTGCTTTTCTTTTCGCAGTTAATTCTGTATTAATCTTATCAGTAGTTCTTACACTACCTGCCCTATTTGGATCAGCAACCCTATCATTCGATTTATATAATCTACCAAGTTCTCCTTTCTTTGGATCAGGAACTCTAGCATCTCCATTACCCTTTACCCTATTGATTAGATTTTTAAGTCCATCTTCACTTCTCTGTTTTCCTTTCTCTGCACCTTTCTTTAACTTATCTAATACACCATTCTTTTTGCTTGCAGTAGATGGCGTATTATTAGCACCACCCTTTATCGCATCATTCTGTGCTTTTCGACCTTGAGGAGTCTTTGTAGCAGATGCTTCAACCTCTGCAAAGGTAGGTGGTCTATTATTAGGATTTACCTTATTACTATTTTTAGGTGCTGATGTAGGATTTTTTGAAGGAGTATTACTAAGGTCTTTTGATGGAGTATTACCACCAGTATTACTATCACCTTGTATACCAGAAGTATTATATTGTTTTCTTGCTTGATCTCCTTTTGTTGTAGATGCTGATAATCTTCTATTAACTTCTTTAGGATCTATGCCCTTAGTACTACCACTCTGATTGGCAAGAGTTCCCTTCTTCCCCTTATTTCTTAATAGAGACTTTTCTTTAGCAGCCTCATCTGGTTTTAATGGGACAATGTCTTCTGATTTCTTTTCTATTATAAACTGACTAAAAGATTTCATCTGGTTCCCAGACACTATATCTTAGTATTTATTCATCTATTTTTTTATAATTATCTGGATGCCAAATAGGAGTTGGAGTGAGAGGTTCTAAACGATCCATCTCCATCCAAATCCTTCTGAACTCTTCATCAGAGTTTGAATCCTGCGAAGGTGTCTTTTTTAACATCTTGCTTGATTCCTCCTACAATATAAGATTCTACTTCGGTTTCTTGTGGTGCTACTTGCAATCCCTTAGAACTAATCCAATGTTCTGTCCAAGGAAGTGGATTATTCTTAGCAGAAACATCATATACAGGTTTTAATCCAATAGATCTCATTCTACGATTTGCTACCCATTCAACATACTGATGCAATAACTTATCATTCAAACCGATCATGGAACCATCTTTAAATAGATACTCTGCCCACATCTTCTCTTCATTCACGCACTTCTCAAACATCTGATAAGTCCACTGCTCTTCCTCTTTCATAATCTGAGCCATCTCTGGATCATCACCCTTTCTCCAATTGTTTAGAATGTTTTGGGTGATTGCAAGGTGTTGATTCTCATCTCGTGCAATGAGGGATATAATCTTTGCTGATCCCTCCATGACTTTGAGTTCACCGAAAGCGAAAGAGCAAGCAAAAGATACGTAAAAACGAATACCCTCCAAGATGTTGACATTAGTTACTGCACGATAAAGTTTACGTTTAACCTCTTTCATTTCTAAAACAGGTAAGGATGTGTTCAAGGACTTATCCATATCTCTCCACAGAGAACTTTGACCCCACTGCTGTGCTTCATTAATGAATTCATCATAAGACTCAGTAACACTAGCAGCACGACTTAAAATTCTATCATCACTAAGAATCTTATCAAATACTTCAGATGGATCTGCATATACATTCTTAATCACATAGGTATATGATCTGCTATGGATCATCTCCATAAAAGACCA